GTCGTTTAACTTTGTCGGAAAGTTTGGACATTATCCGATTATACTCGTCACTGAAGACCTTCTCCCCATGCTTTGACCATTCCCGCATAGCAACGCTAACATTAAGGGCCAAGCCTACATCCGGATTTCCTGTTTTGTGATACCAATTTAACATTTCGGTAATAGAGTCTGGTTCTAATGGACCCACATACCGCATGAGGCCTTCATCAAAACGAAATCCACGTTTCAAGAAAGTGACTTCTTGAAGGGTTCGGTAGTCGGAAAATGTGTTCTTATTCTCGTCGGTGTATATCATGCCAATCTTCTCAAATCCTCTCGCCATAATTTCCTGAGTAAATTCATCTTTCACTTGGTCGCCTACGGATATGACATTGTCATCTCCATAGGCGATCATGCTTATAGTCTCATTAAACTCCATCATTGAGCGATCAGTCTCGAGCATCCACACTATTCTGGTTGCCACTAGGTTGTAAATCGAATTAATCATCACTGTTAAAGGAACACCTGAAGGTAGGCTCTTATTCCATTGGTATACCTTCCCCTCACATATGTGAAATGAAGATACGACATCCTCGAATAGAACATCCCGAATGAGACGATTCTGTTCTCCGTCATTATACAGTTCTTGAAAAATCCAATTACAACTACGCAATATTTCAGCATTAAGTGAACCATCATAGTTGGAAAAGTCACCGGCAACGATGTTTTGCCCTTTCCCCTCAAGCCTTCGGGCTAAACGATCCCACATGATTGAATGGGGATTTATTCCGACCGCAATACCATTAAAGACGTGGTTATGCATCAAGAAGGCCATCATCGGGAGATAGAATTGTCGAATCATTATGACCAGGTCCATTGGGGCTGCAGAGAAAAGTCTGGTCTTACCTTGCTCCACTTTTGCTTTCGGACGCTTCTCGTCCTTCAGCGTATCAATGTAGATGTTCATTGAACGCTCACCTCTCGACGCTTTAACGAGTTTGGTCAGAACTCTCTTTTTAAGACCTTGCATCTCTGGACTTTCCAACCGAAAGTCACCGTCTATTCCCATCCAATGAGATTTCCCTGGTTCTTGTGGGGACTTCTCAAAGACGAATGGATATCCGGGACTACTGGATCGTGTAATTGATCCCATGTACTCGTCTCCATCAATTCCTGTCACTGCTTCTTCGAAGGTTAATACTTTCTGATAGTCCTGTAACTTGATATTTTCATGGTGTGACACTTTCAGCTGTCCTAACACATCACTCGCCGCTACATGCACAAGTTCATCCCACACAGCCAAAGATGGAAGTCCGATTTTCTCCATAGATTTCTCTAGGGGGTCTATCCTTGTTCCATCCTCTGCCGTAAAGGGACGCAAATGCGCAGGCGCTTTCTTTGATTCGTAGATTTGCTCATACACTTCCGTCTTTTGAAGTTGGGTCTTAGTCGCAGCTGGCACAGCCGGAGCAGTGCCCAAAGGTATGAAATTCTCTACATTGTGCAGATGGCATGCTTCAAAGAACTCTTCCTTAATAGTATCGTCTGGTGTCCACGATATTTGATCTTGTGATGAGAATTTCTTACATATCGCTTCTAAATCCTCCTTGGCTACAGCTGCAAACACGGTCATATCTGACGCTCCCGCAACAAGAACTCCACACAATTTCCCTGCCAACATCTTATTGTCAGCAACAAGAACATTTCCACAATCGCCCTTGACAGCGGCATAGGTATTCACAATATAGTTTTCACGGTACCAGAATATCTCTCCACCGCCTTCAGGCTTTCGGGGAACATCCTCAGACCAACATGTGCCTTCAATTTGACGATGTATGTCAAAGAACCCTCCATCAGATGACGGACGATAATTGAAAACTACGTTGGATCCGGAGATCTTATGGAGATCCTTGCGAGATACGAAATTTCCGACACAGTTCTTAAAAGACGGTACATTCTTTCCGGCCGAAAACACACATAAATCTTTCTTACCATATGGGGAAGACACTTGGATGGACGTGTCTCTCATATTCTTATATAGGAACTCAACTCCTGTCTTATTTGTCTCATTTCTAAGACGCATAATAGTAGTATCCTCAAACTTCTTCTCCCTACAATACTCATGGTAATGTTGGGGCATCAGAACGAGGTGTCCCTTTAGTCCAAATACGGAACCCATTGTCTTAAAGCCCAAATTGGTTTTATATTCGAGCCAATACGTGTTAGAAAGAGCTTTACGTGCCAGTTCGTTGGTAGATTGCACAGCACAAGGCACCACCTCTGTCAACACTATTTTCTCCACCTGATTCAGGGGTTTTGTGGTCCCCTCAATCCTAAAGATTATAGTGTCTCCAGTGGTATGTGCTTTAACCTTGTGGAACTGGTAAACATTCCCACCATAGATGTACGTCTTGTCACAACGATCTGGATCTTCTAGGACGTCACGAAGTGTCATATCTTCAACTTCTGATGTTATTCCACGTATCTTAACGAATTTCTTCCGCCCTCGATCTTTGCGGCTTTTTGAGTGTCCACATGCTTCAACTTTCTTCTTATCTTTCATAAGAATACCTTCATCCAATAAATGTTCACCACAAACACGGTAAATCCGATTCGTGAAAAGCTTAGTTCCATCATTATCAAAGAACTCCTGAACTGTTCCGTCCTCATTTCTGAAGACGACCTGACCATCTTGGCCCCAACCATAGTTCTTATACTTTGTCCCTGTTGATCTAATACTTTTATTAAGTGCATCTATCCGCTTTCCGGTCTTCTCAATTTTCTTCTGCTGCCACATAGTCAATAAAGCCCACATAGGTCCTAGGAGGCACAATACACCTATTCCAATTCCAAAGACCATAAAAGCTGGGTCAGCATCATAGGCCTTTTTAACTGCATTCCACCATGTTGTCATTGTGGATCGAATAGAATATATAGCCTGGAGTGATTTAAAGCGAGCGTACTCAAATGCATTACTTGTCACTAATTGTGGTTGTGAAATGGCGTCACCTGATTTATTGGTGATCTGAAAGAAAGCTGCTCCTCTTTGTCCTTCAACAAAGGGGATATCCTCCTGACCATATTCACGTGGCATTGTTGGATTATTAACCTGCCAGAAGAGAGGCTCTGTTATCTTACTCCAGATATCTTTTATACCTCGGGGATCCACGAATGAATCGCGAGCGTATTGGCGTAGAAAATCATTCGCGCCAACGAAATCTGCCTTTCTCTTCCTGCACTCCCCTATCACGCGGCGGCGCAATTCAGGGAAGTCTATCCGATCTCCAACAAGACCGTGTCCATTATTACCCAGTTTGAATTCCTGGAACTCGTAAATGTCCATGTTGAATACATGTCCACCCTCAGCACGAGCCTTCCTGAGGTCAATTTTCTC